TAGACATTGTATGATTATCCTCTCTATACCCTTTTAGTCTTATATTATGCGCGTAGTCCGATTTTACCGACTACATAACGAATTGCGAACAGTACAGCTGCGAAAGGTACGATAACTGGAATAGCTGTTGTAATAGCTCCTACCAATGCACCTCCAACTTCAGTTGCTACTGATGTCAATGTGGTTTCTAAGTTGTTCATAAATCACCCCCTTCCTTTTGTTTATCTTTCGCCCGCCATATTAAATATAGACAAGAGAAATCCGAGAAATACGCCGACGGCGATTGATAGAGCAATAACTTCTATTGTATTGCTAAAGTCTATTTCGTATGGTATTTGTGCATACATTATTTAGCCCACACAATCACAAATTTATATAAAGATCTAAATAGTTTTATTAAAATTAAAGCTCCTAATATTTGAATAAGAAATATTTCTATCATGAATACATACCACTATTTCTATCGCCGTATAAATTAAAGTGCCTGGAATACTTAGCTATAAAGTCAGCTAGTAATAAAATAAAAATAAATAATAATATTGCTAATAAAATGTTATATTGTCTTTCATCTATTAAAGATACTGCATAAGAAAAAAATGGAGTTGCATTATCAAATGTTACCCATATTGGACATTCTAAAGTTTGACCAAATGCGTTTTCGCATTCGTTAGTTATTGTGGTAGCAGACGCGGAAGTAGGTGCTATAGTCAGAAAGAAAATAACACCTACAACACCTACTAACCGCTTCATATATTACACTGCCTTTATAGATTTTACTCTAACGGTCAGTGCGGGGAAACCCTCTTTATTTTTCTTAGCTCTAACAGTGGCTTCAATTATAACATCAGTGTTAGGTTGAGGAAATTCCGTTATATCTGTTGAGTACGCCCAAAGATAAGGAGCGCTTTTGTCAGCTACGACAAAACTTAAATATGTTACTGTCTGATTTGTTACAGGGTCAGTAACCTCTTTGCTATTTGTCTTGATATAGTGTGCTGGGTAAAGTATATTCATTACATTTTCCTTTCGTCTATTTTATTATCCGTTGTTATTCCGTTTTGTCTATTATTATCGGAATAGTCTGTACATGCTATTATGGCGTTTAATCTTTCTATTTCTTTTTCGTACCATAATCTTTGATGCATTTCTGCAACATTTTGGTAATCAGTTACTTTTTGTAAGTGTTGAAAATTAACACATAATCTATTTCCGCATTTATGATGAATTGGCATATTATCAATTTTATCTAATGGGTTATAAGCCTGATATACTAAACGATATACTTTATATGATTTTGAGCCTACTTTAGTTTGTGGGTATCCTTTGTCATTAGTACCACCTTTCCAGAGTAAACAATCGTTATTATATTTATCGCCTTTATATGTATTATTATTTATCATAGTTATTAACATATTTAAGTCTTTTAGTATGAATGTAGTATCTATAGTATATTTAGCCATAGAAAACATCTCCTTTTAATCGTTCTCTATATCTTATTAGCTTAGCGGTGTCTATTATTAACTGTTCTATTTCATCTTCAGTTAATGAGTAGTGTTGTATTGAGAATATGTATTCTGCTATTCTTTCTGTAACTAGCTCGTACTTGTGTTCGTTTATTTCGTTCATAGTTGGTTTATCCTTTCTTTAGAGTAATCATCTATGTTTTCAGGAAGTGATATTTCTAAATCTATGTTAGTAATATTATATCCTAATTTTAATAGTTCCATAGTAGTATGCAATATTCCATTATTCTCCATTGAAGTTAATATACCTGGTATCATGCGTTTTCTATACATGTCATAGTAATCTTTTGCATTAGTTAAAAATGCTAATTGACCGAATAACATTTGTAGAGCCATAACTTCCTCATCGCTATAATCATCTTGTATATTAGCTAGTTTCTTTAATCCTTTAGAAAAGGTTATTTGTCTTTTACCTTTACTAACTATTTCGTATTCATGCCATACTTTAATTAGTTTATTATATTCTTCATCTCTATAATATTCTTTGTTTTCTTTTTTTATTTCTACTAGCTTATTTAATACAGTAAGCATTGTCATAGATTTACCTTTTGCTATTTTATTGCTAGATCCGTTAATTTCATAAGCTACATCGTCAGAGAGTTTAGCCAGGTAACTGCCTAGACCACTATTTTTATATACATCTACTACATCTACTCCGTTAATTAAAGTACAATCAAAATTAGATTTTGATAGTGCATTATTCCACCTGGTAAATATTCTTTTCTTAAATTGTACTTTGTTCTTTATTTTGTTGTCCATAAAGAAAACAGTATGTAAGTGTAAGTGCCAACCATTCTTTTCGCTATATGTTATTTCAGTGCTTTTAATATAATGTTTTATATCATAGCTATCTTTTAATAACATATATCCTTTACCACTTGTAAAGATAGTCCAGGCTTTAGTCATTGCTTCCCATATCTCTTTTAAGGATTGAGTTGAATTATGTCTTATTGTAAATGTTATAAATAACATTTCTTTATCCCAGTGATTTATTATTTGTGATAATTCTGATTTTCTATAGGTTGATATTTTGGCAGAGCATACTGGGCATGACCATACAGAGCTACAGGTTTCTAAACCTGCTACTGTAGCATGAGGTTGGGATTTAGTTCCGCCTAATCTAAAATTGGGACTTCCAAATGAAAATGCTCCGCAGTTTCTTATTCTTTTTAGATTACTATTTTCATGTAGGAAATATCTTAAATCATATCGTAACTTTCTCCTTGTTTGAGTATTCGTTAGGGTAGTTTGCATTAGACTATTATCCTTTCTTTAGTAGTTTTGTCTATTGTTTTGGTGAAGAGTTATTTGCGTATTACCAAGTAATGCAGTGGGTGGTTTTCTCCCACTGCAAATTAGGGCTGTAAGGCTGTTTATAGAGAGTTAAGTATGTGGTAGGTATTGTTTATCACTACTATGCTGAAAAGGGCTATATAAGCCTTGTAGCGCCTTGTTTGACCCATAGATAGTGCTATAACTATAAAGGTTGCTAAAACTTTGAATAAAAAGAGAAATAGAGCGCCTTTATTAACAAATATCTCAGCTATTGGATTGGCTTCTACTAGTCCTATATAATTTATTCCTATGTATGTTGTAGTAAAATCTAATAACTGTAATAGTGCTATTATTAGAATGTAAGCTTTATCTTTTTTTAATATATCTTTCATGTATATATCCTTTCGTCTGAGTTATTATGTGGGGGTTATCCCCATTTTGCAACTATCTCTTATATATACTATATGCAAGATATTTTTTTATTGTTTTTAGTGTCCTAAATACAATCGAGTGGGTAGGATAATATTAAACAACGGTGTTGTTGATTTCTTAAAGAAACAACAACAGACAGGGTTTAATATTAAAACTAAGACTTATTAAAGAACTGTTTTAAATCAACGCCACTTAGCGCAGTGCGCTCCAGTGGCGTATGATTTATAGCAGGTTCAATTGAGTGTGTATGAGAACAAGCACATTTAGGAATTGAACGACGACCGCCACAATTCATACACATACCAGCTTCATTAGCCCAACCTAAAGATAATACAGGATCTAAAGTTTCATAAGCGCTCATTGCATTAGCACCTTTACGAGAGTATAACTGAATAGCGAAAGGTTTCATTAGTCCCATATCAGCATTTCTTGCATCAAAATCATCTAGTAAAGAAGCGTCATAAGTTCTTGAAAAGAAAAGATATCTATCTTTCCATAGTATAGGTGGTTCGCCTGGTTTTGATTTTCTAGTTCTAGAAAAATGAGGTACTACTAAAGTAGCAGCTTGAGTAACTTCTCTAATAATTATATCTGAACGAGCCCAGTTTGTAGAAGACCAACGAAGTGCAACATTTCTTCTTCGTAATTGCACGAGAAAGTTCGCTACTTGTACTGGCATATTTTGATATTCTCTGGAAGAAGCAATACCAGTTACTTCGTCCATAAGAACATCACAATCTCTTGCGTCTAATAATTGTTGATAATCTTTGAAAGGAATATATAAAGGGTGAGCTTGTAAATGGTTTGGGTGTCCTGGAAAAGTACAAGTAGGGTCTTCGCATTGGCGAGGGTTTTTATAGTCTAATAAGCGGACAGTTGATAGTACAGAACGTCCATATTCTAAGGACGGAAGAGTGTCATGTATCATCATTAAAGACTTACCTGACCCGTTTCCTGTCCCTAAATAAGCGTGTATAGGGTAAGAACGACGCCTTAACCTAGCTCTTGCGTTCATTCTGTCCGACGGATGAAAAAAGTTATGTTTATTCATTAGAAACCTAACTTCCAGGAATGTTTAGAACGACGAGATTGTATATCGTATCTATATGGTTGTATAACCATGTTAGTAGATTTGTTTTTTCTTATTATTGTTCTAATAATAATAAATAAAATGATAGGTATAATTAAGATTTCCATTAGGTTGCTCCACCACCACCAGTTACATTGGAAACAATTATTCTAATTATTTTTGTTCCAAAGTATGCTAATTGTGCTACTAATAAAAATATTGTTACATTTAATATTGCTTCTACAGGTACAAATTTTTGTAGTTTAAATATATCTTGAAATAAACTATCCCAAAATTGTGGTACAGTTGAAGTTACCCATGTTGGTAATACAAAATCAGGAAGTGTAGATATTAAGCCTGCAATTAAAGTACCAAAAAATTCTAATATATTTTCTGTTATCATGGATTTACCTTAATTCCTGTTCCACCTTTGAACAATAATTTAATTCCCCAAGCTCTAAGATATATATTTAATCCTAAAATAAAACCTGAAAAATAAACTACGCTGTTAGCTAAAGGCAACCACATGTCTGATACTTTTTTAGTTAAACCGTCACAAGCTCCAAATAAAAACGCTTGAGTTGATTTGCCTGGAGTTGCTCCCCATTCAGTAATTTCTAAAGGTATGGTTATATCTAAACCTTGACAGTAATTAGAACTCAATGAGTTTTTAGCGTCAGTTACTGGAGTTATAAAACCAGTTATTACAGTAAATATTTGTGGTAATGGTGTTTCAGTATAATAAGCTTGTTGTACTTTTTCATAAAATAAATTTGTTTTAGGTATAAATAATGCTTCTAATACACAACCTAAAGTTGTTGCAAAACCTAATGGGTTTAATATTTGTAATCCAGAGGGAGCACATTTTTTTACATCTTCAATACTCTTAAAATTACCTGGAATATTATTTCCTATATTGCTTATCTCGTCTAATATTACTGGAAAAATTGGAATACATTCTTCCATTGCTTTTACTTTAGCATTATATATACAAGTATATTTAGTTTGAGTTTGAGGATTATAAGTACCCTCTTTAATTGGTTGTATTACTTGTGTGTTTATATCTTGACATAAAGAAATATTGTTAAAACATGATACAGCTCCATTACCAGAACCAACAACAATATCAGGTTTGCATTTATCTTTACCAGTAACACAATTAGCGTCTTCGTTTTCTGGTGAAGTAGTTGCGGGTGGATAAGTTGCAACACCAATTAAGCCTGGTTCATTGTTAATATTAGTTACAGGACTATTTTGCCATGTATTATTATGATAAGTTTCCTCATAAAGTTTTGATTCAGTTATTCGGGTATTTGCAGGACATGTCATATCTATAGGTGCTGTTTTGGTTTGACTATGTAAATAAGTATCAGAGTATTTAGTTACAGCTGTTACTGTTCCGTTAATATCTCTACATTGTAAAACGACTCTAAGTCTTCTGGCTGGTTCATTATCTTCTTCATAATCTGGTTGAGGTTCTGGTTGAAATGCAGGTGGTAACTGACCCTGATTATCTATTGTTGCAGAAGCAACAACAGTACAAGTGTTAAAACAGGATTTTATAATTACTCCTACTGATCCAAATCCTATATTTTTAAAGCTATAATAAAAATCAGTTGCTGGTAAATAACTCTCGCCCTCTACCCAGTTAATACCTTGACAAGCAGTACCTAAAATGTTTGGTGTTTGTTCTATAAATACAAGACATCTTTGCATGTTATAAGGACTTGCTGGAATACCGTTTGGAAAGTTTGCTGGTAATTTAATATTATATTTAATTTGATTTGTGTTAGCTGGGTTTGTTATTGGTTTCTGGTTAAAATCTATTTCTGGAGTTGGGTTATAATCAGGGTTAGGGTTTGTTATTCTAAAAAATATTTGTTTGCCAGTAAGCCAGGTATTTGAAAACCACTCTCTTAAAGTACAAGCACTTTCTGTAAGACATCTTTGATAAAATTTATCGCCTGTATTTGTAGTTTGTTCTGGTTTGAAATTACTATTAACTTCAGCTTGTGGTAAATCTGAATTTTTATTTATAATAGGAGCTGGATTGGAGCTCAGTTTTTGTTCTATATCTGGTTGCCAATTATAAGTTGGTGAAGCATTAGCTTGTGGTGTTATTCCTATTGATAGTGCTGAAGTTATTATAAATGCTAAAAGGGCATAGGTCATCAACCTACGGTGTTTTGGTAATTTATTACTAGACATTGTATGATTATCCTCTCTATACCCTTTTAGTCTTATATTATGCGCGTAGTCCGATTTTACCGACTACATAACGAATTGCGAACAGTACAGCTGCGAAAGGTACGATAACTGGAATAGCTG